CTTTTCTATTTTGCTCATTTTTTTCACTTCCTTTGTGTTTTTTTCTTGTTTTAAAATATCAAACTTTGCTTCGGGGTTAATTCCTTTTTCACAGATTGTGACCTCATGCAGTTCTAATTTACTTATTTCATTGTATTGTCCTAGTTCGGGGTGACTTTTCTTTACTTTATGTATCGCTTGTCCTCCAATGCTAAAACTTCTCAATGAACCTTTTCTTACGCCTCTATTAATTTCTTTGGCTTTTTCTATATCGTCTCTTAATTTAATTACTACAAAGAATCCTACATCATCAACTTCGGTTTTCCATAGTTTACCATTTTTATCTCTATATGATTTTATTACTTCTCCGACTTGAACATTAGAATGATTAGTCATTACATTTCTAAACTTCGGGTTCTCCATATATTTGTGTACTGCATCGTTAAGTGCTTTGAGTGTGATTAAATCGTTTTGTTTATCGACTATTTCTATTGAAGCATATCCACCAATCATTAAGTCATCATTAGATTTTAATATCCTTAAATCTTCAGTGTTGTATCTCTTCATTAGAAGTGACATTTGCCTCAACTCTCCCTTACCCTTTCCACTATATAAAGAACGCCTACTCTTCAGTAGGTATGGTTAATTTATTATTCTTATCTTCATAAATGTTCCATATGCCTTCGTCACTTTCTTCATCAGCAGGTGCTTGTTTATAGCCCGTCCAAGCCAACCACATTTTTTTGCCCTTTACAGGCACTACTCTAAGATGTAGTTTAGTCTCAAACTTGTTACCTTCTAAGAAGTATTCATGATAACCATGTCTTTGAACACCTAATTTAACTTTTCCAGAGTCAATCACCTTTTCTCTTTCAAAACTTCTAGCAACTTCCGCAGGATATTTACCTGCTTTGCCGAATAAATCAAACAATTCCTTTTGATTATCTAAATCAACATTCCAATTAATTGATTCATCACCTAATTTCATTACAATGTTAATGTTGTCATCTTCTCTAGAATATATTTTAAATTGTCCCGATTGATATTTATCGGGAGTCTTGTATGCTTTACTAATAGTATCTTGCTCTAACATAATTTTATCATTTTCAGCAAATAACTTTCCTTCTTCAAAAGAAATGCCATCCCTATTGTCAGACCATTCTTTTATTCTCTTACTGCTAGATTCTAACACATCTTCATAAATAGAACCTTGATTTTTAACTAAGTAGTTATGCACTTCTTTAGGAGTCTTTGCTCCATTCTCTTTTAAGTAATTAAATATAATAACAGTTAGCGTACTCTGTTTAGTTTTCATTATCTCTTCTGCCTTAGACTTCCACATATCTAAATCATTTAGAGCATTTTTAGACATTAAATTATCTTCTTCAAATCCATAAATAGTGAATCCATCTAAATCTGATTTAATAATAACAGTTGCTTCGCCGTGAATATGGTCAGTTATGACCACTCCTTTCTTTAATGCTTCCACATTGTAATTTAAAGACTTCTTAGTGTCTTTAGCCAATAATTCTAAAGTAACCACTTTATCTGGCATAGTTACTTCAGGTATTTCTATTACCTTTGCTGAATACAAAGTAAATCTTTCTCCAGATTTTTTAACTTCATCAACTTTAACTCTAACAATATCTCCTACATCAACAGATATTTTAGTATTGAGTGCCTTACCTACATTCATATACTTTTTACCTTGTAATTCTTTAATATATTTTCCTTCTTCTTCAGTCGGGCCAATATCAATACCAACAGTATAAGAATATAAATTACTTTTAGTCTTCTTTTTGTCTAATACTATTACATCTAGGTCTACAAACTTTTTCCACTTAATCCACTTAGGATTCTTTTTAGTACCAATATAATAAGACGAAGTAGCGTCTTTAATAACTACTCCTTCAGAAGTCGGCATTTCCATAATAACCTTAGCATATTCTTCAATATCCTTTAGGCTATCTGCCTCCCTTGTATCTTTCTTAGAGGGGAAAACTAAATGTTCAGAAGAACGAGAAGAATAATTATTAAATAAAGTCTTCATTCTTTCAGTTAATTCTTCTTCTGCCATATTTTGGTCATTATGTCTAATAATATCAAACACATGGCATTTAAGTTCTGCATCTTTATACTTACCCTTAAACACATGAGCAATAGTATCTGCTCTATGTAAAGGTTCTTCACCATCAAATAGAATTAATTCAGCGTCTAATATGCAATCACCAAAATGCTTTTTCTTCAATTCAGATACTATATTCTTACACTTGTTAGTAATTTCTTTCTCATTATAAGAATATATTTTAATATTATTATCTATTTTATGTAATTGTATTCTCATACCATCATATTTTTCTTGAACAAACCATTGACCACTAAATCCTTTTAGTTCTTTAATATCATCTATTTCAAAGATTCGATACATAGGTTTGTTAGGTACTACGAAATCACTGATGGCTTTTTCGGTTTCAGACTTTTTAGCCTTAGATTTTTCAATGTCTTTTAAGTCATCTAAATCTTCTTCATCTTCCTTAGATAGAATTAATAACTCTAACATGTCCATGCCAGCCTTTACTTTAGATTCGACCTTCTTTGAGTCTTTTCCATCCCCGTAATGCTCAATAATATAGAGGGCGATGTCCTCTGATTCTAGGTCAAGGCCAGAAAGACCCACCGTAATATCGTCAGGTTCCATGCCTTTAACAGCGTAAATGGAAGGATTAAGGATTTTTTTGTCATGCCTTAGTGCATAATGGATAAATTTAACCATGCTTTCGGGATTATTTAATAACTCTTCAAGTACACTATCAGTAAATCTTTTAGCAAAGGGGTCATCAACTAAGTGAGATGAATAGCGAATAAGTTTAACGGCTTCAAATAATTTTTTTGCTTGTTCAGAAGAAGGGTTTTTAATTTCTTTATCATCCATTAAGTCTTCATCAATATGTTCTTTTAATTCTTTACCTGCGGCATCTAATTCATTATAAGATTCTCTAATAGTATCAACAGTATTACGCCAACGGCCCCCGTATTCAGAAGGGTCTGTTTTTGCAGAAAGATAGGCTACTCTTGTTTTTTCAAACAGTCTAAGGATTTCTTCCGAAGGTTGCTTATCTTTCTCTATTGAAGAGAGATTCATTATATTCCCTCATCTATCTAAATCTTTGAGCAGGTTTTAATATTCCACCAACATTAAATTCACGAATTAGTTTTTGAGATTCTTCTTGAAATTCTTTTTGACCAATACTACCGTCTTTAAGACCATCCAGTAATTCATCTAGGTCTTTCTCCACTTGTCTAATTAACAACTCAATATCTCTAATTTGTTGTTTATCTGCCTTTACTCCACCTTCGCCTCGAATTGTGTATTTAATGACATCTAAAGACTTTTTAAATTCAGTAATATCTCCACCAGTTGCTTCTTGACCTAATCCAAATCCAGTATGTTTTCCTTCATACTTCTTTTTATTATAGTTTTCAGCCTTTGGTCTTGTTAGTTTTACCTTTTCCATAATGTTATCCTTTTCTAAAGGATTACGATTATTTTCTAAAGACAGTAATAGTTCTTCTTTTGCGCTTCTTGCTTTTTCAATAGCAAGGCTAATTGTTCTTTCTTCTCTTGTTACTCTTTCCGGCATTAGTTTCCACCAGCCCTTTCCACCATTTTGTGAATCTGCGACCAATCCATGTTATCAACATCAACTGTTGTAGTATTGTTATCCATTACAGGAGTAGGGCTTTCTGCTACTACTAGTCCTGCTTTCATTAATATATTATCTTTAGCATATAGAGTTTTTTCTAATGCTTCAACTTTTGCAGATAGAGCCTTTACTATCTCTAACATCTCTTGATTGATTGTATTTTCTTCTGTCATTTCTTTTCCTCCTTTTTGCCTCTTGGATAAATTAAATCTTGTAATTGTCTAAAGAGCAGTTCGTACTCCTTACGAAGTTTGGTAGCGGTTGCCACTATATCAACATTCCTTTCGTCCATTGACTTCATTTTCTTATTTAGTTTCTTATCAGACTTCATTAGGTCTAATTCTTTAAGAGTGTCTATTAGTTCACCTAACTTAGTAAAGTCTTGACCAAAAAATTCAGTAGGTTCTGCCGATTGTAAAGTCTTCTTTAGTTTCTTTCGACCTTTAGCATCTAAAGAATCAAGTATCTTCTTAGGTACTTGTTTCTTTTCTTTTAGGATAAAATCCTCACCTTCTCCGTAATAATCCCATGTCATATTAATTCCTCAAATAACTTCTTAATGCGCCTTTTAACTTATCTGCTTTTTCATATAATTTAACTAGGCGATGTGAATGTCTTTCCATTTGAACAATGTCCCTATTATCATAAGTATCTAATACATCACCATTGTTACTTATCGCTTCTAACCATTCACTATCTATTTCTGGAATAATAGGCTTAGTACCGGCTTTTCCTGTAACCCACTCTTTAAACTCTTCGGCTTCAAATTCATCTAGTCTACTTAATAACTTAGATACTTTCTTTAAAGTATTATGAATAGTTTCAAGAGTAGAACCTAAGTCAATCATTTTATCGACTTGCCTATCCCAGTTTTCTTTATTAGCCATTTCATCTTTACGGCGTTCTTCTTCCTTTTCATATTCCGACAGTTTATCGGGGTCTTTAGGACGACCTGCGGGAAAACTACCTACTCCTTCTTCAACTTCGGGTTCTCCTTTGTTCTTAAAATTGTCAGTAATTTCAATAAAGTCTTTTAAATCTGCTTCAAACTGAATCATTCTTTCAATACTTTCTTGTACCTTTGCAAGTTTACTTTGTTCCCTTTCTAGGTCTTTTTGAATTTCTTCAGTAGTTTCTTCTATAACATCTACTTTTCCTTCAGATATTTCCTGAATTAGTTCTCTTAATTCACTTATTTTACCTTCTTGACCCTTTTTAGGAACTTTTGTCTCTTCAGTAACTCGTTGTCCTCTCATCGAAGGTAATTTAAAGTCAAATAATTTATCTTCATAAGCCGGCATATCTTTAAATCCACGCTTTGTTTCATAATATTGTTGAAGACCCTGTGTTAATCTACTTATCTTTCTAGCAATAATTCCATCAGTACCGCCCTCTAATAAAGACTCAAGTATTTCTATTTGTTCTTGAATAGTTTGCACTGTGTCCTCTAACTTAGTATGTTCCTTCTGAATGTCTATAATAGTATTTCTAGTATCTGTTAACATATCTTTTGGTAACTTGTCAGAAGCCATAGCCAATTCTTTACTTCTTGATAATTGTCTGGCATATAGTTTTCTATTTTGTTTAACAGTTGGATTTTCTTCCATTTCATTAATATGTAAATTAATTAAAACATCATAAAAAGACATCTTATCATTACTATCTTCAATAGTAATCATAAGTTTAGATAATTGTATTAATTCATCTACCATACTTTGAATATTAATGGGTTTAGATTTAACTCCCGGTTTTGTCTCTATTACTTCTAATTTACCGTCAGCATCTAAAATTCTTTGGTATCTGGTATTTAAGAAAGTAGGTTCCTTTTTAAGTACAGTCATTAAGTTAATAAGAGTATTAGAATCTTTACTATTCTTTTTCTTACCAATCCATGCAGCAAAGTTTAAAAATTTATAACCTGTTAAAGTACCTTTACTTCTTTTAACTACAATATTTTGCGCTAATACTTTAGTTCTAGCAAGTAAGTTTCCTACATTTTTAATTTCTCTAAAGAGTTTTTTATGTTCTGCTATTTTTCTACGGGATTCAGTTTCTTCAAAATAAGCATCTAAGTCTTTATCGCTAGTATCTAAATCTTTAGTCTGAGAAATACCTGTTCCTCCACCACCTACGACAGTAGTTGATAAAGTTTCATCTAACTCATCTTCGACATCATCTCGTATTTCTTCATCACTTCTATCGTCTTCTTCCTCGTCTTCTGCTTTAGAAATATATTTTCTATAACTAACAATATTATTAGGAGAAAGATTTTTAATTAAAGAATCTTTAATATCTGTAATATTAGCGTCTGCTTTAACCAATGACATAGTTTCATTATCTATATTTGCTTTTAACAAAACAGCCTTTAAAGACTTGTCTTTAGATAATTCTATAATCATTTAATCACCTCAGAATGGAATGTTTTCTTTCTTACCACGCCTTTTAGGAGGAAGAGTAACTACATCAGGAATATCTGCTGATGTAGGAGAAGCCTTATGACTATTATCCGCAGGGAATCCCATAGTCATATCTTTACTCTTTTTTACTCTTGTATCTTTAGTAGCGTTTATTGCTCTTACTTGAGCCAATTCTTTGCTTAGTCTTACTTCTTTTTGTCTTAAATCTTCGCTCATATTTCCATCTCCAATTTACCTTTAGTATCTATTAATAATTCAATTAGTTCTTCTTTAGACATTGAATCTATTTTATCCATAACTTTATCCATTAGGTCTTCTCTAGTTTCTTCTGCTAATTTATCGTATTCATCAGAATCTAAAGAATCTTCTTTAATATCTTTAATTCTGCCAAATTTATCTTCATCTTTACCACCGACTAGTTTAATTCTTCTTGGGTCTTGACCACCCTCTTTATTACTAAAGATGGTTTCATCTTTATCCTTACGGCTTTCTTTAATTATTTTTCTCCAAGTCATATTAATCATCCTCTTTTAAGACTTTAAGCAATCTGCGTTCTAATTCATCTAATGTCTTAGTACCGCCAAGCATTTTATTTTTCTGTCTAATAGCACTAAGTAATTCTTTCTCACTACCTTTAAATCCTTGACCATGACTAAATTCATTTCTAATTCGTCTAACTTCAACTTGTCTTTCGTGCCTTCTATCCATCTCTTTAAAGTCACCAAAAGCCATTTCATCTTCTTTTAGAATTATTTTCCATTCTTCCATTTTAACCAACTCTTCTTTCTGTTCTTTGGTCAACATTTTGATTTCCAGCATCTAACGGTAATCCTGTGAGTCTCTTATCTGGGCCTTGTGCCATAGAGGGTTTATTCCTTGTGGTCGCAGGGTTTTCTTGAGGGGTTGACATAGCCTGTTCTTGCATTTGTCCCATTTGTGAAGCATCAATGTTTGTTCCTGCATATGGGTCATTTTCAGCCTGTTCTTCTCCTTCTGCTGGCTGTTCTTCTTCAACAGGTTCCGGCTTTTCATAAGTAAAATTACCGTCTTCGTCCATATCAACTTCAAATCCTAGATTTTTAATAGATGCAGCAATATTGACTTCTATCTCTTTCTTTCTTAGTGAAGCAATTTCATCTTCTTCTTCACTTGGAGGAAGTTTTAGTTCCCAATCAGTAATACCAAATTGTTTTATTAAGAATGGGAACACATAGTTATTATAAACATTCTGCGCCATTTGAACGGCTCTATTAGTTACAAGTATTTGCATACCTTCATTGTTTAGTCCACCGCTTGTAGTATTATCAGCCATGAAGACTTTACTTACACCATAGAATGCTGATATTCTATCTCGCAAATCATCTTTAACAGAAACATAGTCCATTTCCTTTAGACTATCCATAAACTTAATCCATTCAACAGCACCTTTACCATTTTCTGCTTCTATTCCCATAACAGGGATAAAATGCGGGTCTGTCTCCATCTTTTCTTTGACTGAACGCCAAAAAGTTCTCATAGAGTCCATATTTCTAGTTTGTACGGCAAGCAAACCTTTAGGCATTCTGCTCTTAGTATATGAAGAATTAACATAGTTTTCCATAGCAATTAGAGTAGTAATATGATTATATAGAGTAATAACAGGGGATAAACCGTACAATCTAGAAGGACTATACTTACTAAAGTGCAATACTTCGCCTTTTAAGAAGTATTGGTCTTTACCGTTCACTCTATTTACATAATGAACTGGTGCAACACTACTACCGCACTCTTCGCAATTATCATGTGGTTCAGTTGTAATAATATGTCTATGATTAATACAAGTAAATCCTTTTGTTCCTCTTTGACCTAATTCATCAGAATAAATGGCCATAGTAACAGGGTCGCCACGATATATTTCCTTAATACGGTGCATTCTTATTTTACCGTTACCATCTAAGAAGTATTCTTTAACTAAAACAATGTAAGCATCGTCTATTACATTTAAGTCATCTTCTAATTCTTTAAGAACATCAATAAACAACTGTTCGGATTTATTAACATATCCTTCAATAAAGTCTTCAGCGTATTGTAATTGCTTTGCATCAGGTTTTTTAAGATTAGTGCTACCACAACGAGAACATTCTTGAACAGGTCTTTTATGTTCTTTTTTACAGTCTAAACACCTAGCCTCATACGCTTTTTCCCAAACATAACCTCTCCTAAATACTTCTTGTTTTAATTGAGTAATACAAGTTCTTGCAATTACAGAGTTTTGAATAATATGATAAATAATAGGGGCGGTCATTAGGCTGGCTTGTTGCCTTTCTTGAATACCTATGTTGAATACTTTTCTATCCGCAGGTTTAGGAGTTGAACGCCTAAACAAGTTAGTAATAGAAAATCTTCTCTTTTCTTCAACCATATGTTACACCCCTATGTCTTAGGCAGGGTCGGCTTCTGTTATGAAGGTTCCTAACATGCTTTCAGGGCAACCTGCTTTAATCCAACATGACTTACAATAACCAAAAGGATAGTCTTGCTTAAAACAAATACAAATCCCGCAATACTTCAACAATTCCACCTTCTTCTAGCGGCTTTTGCTTTTTCACTGTAAGTGCCATCATCACGCTTAAATCCTCTTGACCTTGAACAGAAGTTCTTGCGTCTTTTAGCGGCTTTACTACCACGCTTTAATTTGCTTGGTTTAGTAGTAACAGGGGCTTTAAGATTAGCACCTGTTTCACGCTTAAACTTAGCACGACCTTTAGCACTTAATCCTCCAGTCTTTGCGTGAATCTTTTTATTATAACCCTTGAAAGGTTTTTTCTTTAGAATTTCTTGCCACATAGTTATCACCTTTTAGGTTTGTGAGTATAAAAATCACCATCTTTATGTTCAAATAACTTTCCTTTATCTTTCATATCAGAAATAGTTTGATTCAGTTCCTTTTTATCAGCGATTTCTTTTAGGTTCTTCATTCCTAACGCCCCTCCTTCATCCTTTACTTCATCAAGAATCTCTTCTTCTATGTTTTTCTTAACACTCCCATAAGTTTCACAAGGGTTTTTTCCACACCCACAGTTTCTTTTGATTATATTTTCCCAAGTCATCATCCTTTCCTCCTTTTATATGTTTTACATGCAGAACAAGTTGGTCTGCATCTTTGTTTAGTTCCTTTAGAAGCATCTTTACGACCACAAGGTTTTGTTCCTTCTTTATCATCTTCACATGATTGACAGGAAACCCATCCCTTTTGACCATCTCCGCCTCTTCTTGAGAACCAACCGTGTAATCCCGATTCTTTTTCTCTTTTGAAATTATCTCCGCCTTTCTTTACAGAATTGCCATAGTTTTTACAACCCTTATTACGACATTGTACTACTCTTCCTGAAGCATAAGCAGAAGGCCAAACTTTCGCCGATGCCTTAACTTTTTTAGCGCAACAGTCAAGTGGTTTTTTAAGAATATATTGCCAAGTCATACTATTACCCCACCAATGCTTTCTAATTCATCCATAACAGACATCTTACAATTACCTTGTAACTTAGTAATATCATCTAAGTATATTCCTTCCTTTAACCAATCAAAACCTACATGGTCTTTATGATTCTCCCATTTCATTAACTTAAATATCTCATCACAGCGAGGCTTATACCATTCTGCTTTCTTATATGATTTCTTCATACGAATTAATTCTAATAGTAACTCAGCGTTGCCTTTCTTTAATCTAAAATGGGGCAAGCACTTAGTTAGCAAATCAGTAACATCTGCTTGAGAATAAAAATTTAATCGGTTAATTAACCTAGTATCTTGTGGAGATTTCTGGTCTAAGTGCATTCTCCCATAACCTATTGATTTGTGCATTTCTTCCATAAATGCTCTGCCTCTTGTACCTGTTGCTACTAAACCAACTCTAGGATTCATATTACGGTCTAATGTAATATAACCATCAGAGTCAATAAAAGCAGCAGTATAAGCCCAAATATTTTTCTTAATCATAGCAGGTACTTTATGATAAGCACCATCAACTGAAACAATATCTAATTTTTTAATCATCTTAGATATAATATTCGGAGAAGTAATTTTAGACATAGTTACAGGCATTCTATCATGTATTGCTCTAGCACCAATTCCCGGATTTTCACATACCATCTTAACAATAAAATCTTCTTGTCTCTCTTTCTTAGATTTATTTAATGATTGGTCAGATACTTCAGCAATACAGTTTCTAAAACTTTTTTTGGCTAAAGACATAGCCTTAGATAAACTACTATATTCTTTTGAATACACCATGTCTTTCTGTTCTAATTCTGCTTCCCAATACTTACAAAGAGAATCTACTACTTTCTTTCTTTTAGAGGAATCTTTTATTTTATTTAACTTATGTAGGTCTTTTTCATTATACCTCATTTTATTTAATGGAATCTTGTAAGGATTTAGCCAATAGATAGTATCAATACATTTACTTAAATGGTCACTATAAGCATCAATCATTGTATCAATTGCTTTTGTCATCCTATCTCTTTGAGAACCTTTTAGTTTCCTACGACTCATTCTCATCTTTCTAATTAAGTCTGGAATGGTTTGGTCTTGAATAGTATAATTAGGAGGAAAAACATTTAATTGTTTTCTAGCATCAGTAGCATTAATTCTTAAACTGTCGGATAACTTAGTTATCTCTTCATGTTCTGACATAACATAAGAATCCCCTAATAATTTACTAATATCAATTCCTAAGTCTGCTTCAAGAGCAGTTTCGACTTCATCCTTCTCTTCCTTTTTATCTCTTAATTCTTCAAGTTTAGGAATAGATTCGATTAATTGGTCTTCAGTTGTCATACATAATCACCTCAAAAATTCAAACCTATGGCGTTCCTATTAGTCTTCTTTGCCTTAGACGGAACATCGTCAAACAGCCCTAAATCATCAAGGAGTATGAAGGTTTCTGATGCTTGGTATG